AATGATCGGTTGTCTTGGTCAGCAGAATATTGAAGGCAAACGTATTGGTTATGGCTATGATAACCGCACACTTCCTCACTACACCAAGTATGATGATGGACCAGAAAGTCGTGGTTTTGTTGAGAACTCATTCATCAAAGGACTTACCCCTCAAGAGTTCTTCTTCCATTCCATGGGTGGTCGTGAGGGTCTGATTGACACGGCCGTTAAATCAGTTACATATGATACACCTATTATCATCATTGAGAAAGGAGTTTCCAAGTATGTCAAGATTGGTGAATGGATTGATGCACAACTGGATGCTTCAAAATCCAAAGTTGCCTACTATCCAGATGACAGGAACTTGGAAATGCTGGATATCACAGAAAATAAAGTATATATCCCTACCACCGATGAAGATGGAATTGTCACTTGGGGAGATGTGACAGCCATCACACGTCACGATCCTGGTACACGCCTCTACAAAATCAAGACTCTGGGAGGCAAGAGCGTGACAGTGACCGAATCCAAATCTCTCCTAATTTGGCAACCAGAAACTATGAAGTTCAAGGAGATTCTGACACCAGAAGTGAAATGTGGTGATTTTATGCCAGTCACAGCAACACTGGCAACACCACCAGTCATCAATGAATATGTGGATATGACACAATTCTTCCCAAAGACAGAGTATGTTTATGGTTCCGAGTTTCTCAAAGCCGTAGAGAGCATGGAGACTGCAATGAAAGGGCGGGTACAAATCCCACGTGGATGGTGGGAAAAACACAACGGTACAACATTCACACTCCCTTATACCAAGAAAGCCAGTTTGACACGAGTAACGAGCGGACGTTCCAACACAGAAAATATCAAGAGCGGTTTTGTGTATCCTTATCATGCAGCACGCGAGGCAACACGTATTCCTGAAAAGTTTGAACTGAACAAAGAAAATGGTATCTTCATTGGACTTTACCTAGCAGATGGTCACTCCAGTATTCGTGGCCGCCATGTGTCAATTACAAAGGAAGATGATAAGGTGCGTGCATGGGTAAAGAACTGGTTTGACAAATACGGAATCAGCAGCATGAATGTTGTTAAAGAAAATAAAATGGGTACGTCAACAAGCATCAAAGGAAACTCTTATCTTCTGGTAAAATTCCTGAATGCGTTCGTTGGCTCGGGGGCGCGTAACAAGTTTGTCCCGGACGTGGCTTTCACAGCCCCAGAAGAATTTGTTGTAGGCATTCTCTCAGGTTACTTCTCTGGAGATGGACATATTTCCAAGAATGGCGTTCACGCAGACTCGGCATCGCAGAGGCTGATTGAAGGTATCGCAATGCTCTGCACACGACTTGGAATCTTTGGTAAAGTGTCAACAAAACAACTGAAGAGTAACAACTTTGGCACAAAGGATATTGCTCAAACGCACTGCCTGTCAATCAGGGGACAATGGGGAAGAACCTTTGCTGACAAGGTTGAACTGATTACACCTTACAAACAAGAGGCAATCAACAATATGAAGTGCACAGAGTGTCATCGGAACTTCCAGCAACAGAATGATGTAGTGCTTGATGCAATTGTTGAGATCAGCATGATTGGAGTGGAAGATAATCCCAAAATGTATGACTTGACCATTCCCTCCACATACAACTTTGGACTTGCAAATGGTCTACAATGCCGCGATACGAGCGCAACTGGATATATCCAACGTAAATTGGTCAAGGCAATGGAGGATTGCAAGGTGTCATATGATCTTACAGTAAGGAATGCAAATGGGAATATTGTCCAGTTCCTTTACGGAGAGGATGGAATCGACGCCATCAAGATTGAGCATCAGCCTCTACCTTACATTGAGATGGATCCATTCAAACTTGAAAATGAGTATCTCCTTTCCGTGAAGGATGATATGAAGGCTATTCTTGATGAAAACACTTTCAAAGAATTCTCAAGCAATCGGGACTGGGAGGAACGTATGTATGAGCATTTCAAGCAGATTTGCATTGACCGCGAGTTCGTAATCAAGAAAATGTTTAATGGTGAACAAGAGTCAGGCGTACTTTACCCAGTAAGTTTCATGCGTATTATCAATAATACGAAATCACACTACAAGAAATATCAAATGGATATGGTTATTAGTGATTTGAATCCCATATACATTTTGGATGAAATTGACAAGTTGTGTACCGAACTCTACATTTCAGACAACCACAAGGGTAACAAGTTGCTAGGTATCCTCCTACGTATGTACCTTTCACCCAAGCAAATTATTGTGCGTCATCAATTCACTAAAATAGCATTTGAGCAAATTGTCCAACAAATCAAGATGCGATTTTACGACAGTATCGTGAATCCATCAGAAATGGTTGGTGTTGTGGCAGCACAATCACTTGGTGAGCCAGCGACTCAGATGACACTAAATAGTGTGGAGTGGAACACTGAAGTACTACTGAAAGTCAATGATGATCTTGTTAAGACAAAGATTGGTGAGTTCATTGACAACTATCTGGGAGGACTTGATCAAAGCAAAATTGAAAATCATAGCAATGACACTACGTTGGGTTGGGTACAAGAGAATGTCCGTGTGCTGTCTTGTGACGAGAGTGGGAAGATGGATTGGCAAAGGGTAGAGGCAGTCACAAAGCATCCTCCAATCAACGAAGATGGTTCCAATACGCTGGTCAAGATTGTCACAAAGTTGGGGAGAGAAGTCATTGCGACAAAAGCAAAATCGTTCCTGAAGAGGCAAGACAATAAAATTCTACCAGTAAGAGGCGATGAATTGACTGTTGGAGACTTTGTCCCCATCTCGAGTGTCCTACCTCTGGAACACAACCTGGAGAAATGGAACCTGTCACCATACCTACCAAAATCCCAATATGTATACACTTCTGAAGTTGAGAAGGCTTTGAAGGTTTATGAGGCATACAAAGGAGAAGGAAGGAGACATTGGTTTAAGGGGAACAATGGTACCCTGTTTGATGTCCCATACACTCGTAGCGATGGCTTCCTTGACGCATACATAGGTATTGGGAAGAACAAGGGGGGTGGAAGGAGATGCAACATTATTGAGTCACAGCCAAATTGTATTTATCCCAAGAACACTATCTATCAACCTGCACATATCCCTGAACGTTTGCCGCTAGATGCTGAGACTGGTTTCTTCCTTGGCGCCTACTGTGCGGAAGGGTGTTGTACAAGGTATCATGTTCTGGTATCAAATACCAATGATGCTTTCAACCAACGGATCTTCAACTTCTGCGAGAAATACAATCTTCAATATCACATCGATGAAAAGAAGAACGAGTCGGGTCATTCCAAGACTGTTCGCATTCATTCGCTTGTTCTGGCTCAACTGCTTATCCAGTCGTTCGGTACAGGGTCGTCCAACAAAAGAGTACCCGCGGAAATGTTCAATGCATCGCTAGAGTTTTGGCGGAACTTTGTCGATGGATACTTCTCTGGGGATGGATGTATTGACAAGAAAATCCATTGCGTTTCAGCCTCATCTGTTTCCAAGGGACTGCTTGAAGATGTTCAGCAAGGTCTGATTATGTTTGATATACACAGCTCGGTTCTGCCCAACTACAGTGGGTTGGCATGTGCTTCAAAGAACTACAATGCGCAACTCAGTTATATGCTGAGGTTGAATGCGGAGAATAGTGAAAAGTTCAAGAATGAATTTGTACTCACAATACAAGACAAGCAAGACAGATTGGAGATGCGCCAGAAAGCAAAACGAAACAGAACAGATGTGGTCCCCAACATCGTTACACAAGAGTTTGGAGAGATTTCCCTTCCTCGTTGGGAAGTGAAGGAGCACCTTCAAGCGACCACCAACCAAAATGACAAGGCTGTCTATCAAAACATCCTACAAGAGGACATCATCTACGATCAGATTGTATCTATTGAAAACGTCACATCTGATACTCCGTATGTTTACGACTTAACAGTGGAGAATACACGGAATTTCAACTTGTTCAATGGTCTAGCAATGAGAGACACCTTCCATTTGTCAGGTGTATCTAGTGCTTCTAAAGCAGTTCGTGGTGTTCCCCGTCTAGAGGAACTCACGCGTGTTACCAAGAATGTCAAAGCACCTTCTATGAGTATTTTCGTGAAAAAAGAGTATAGTCAAAACAAAGAAAAATGTATGGAAATCAAAAATAAGCTTGAAATTTCCACATTCAAAGATATTGTCAAAATCTCCCGTATCTATTATGACCCTGATGATTTCAACACATCAATTGAAGATGATAAGCGTCTTGCCAACCTTTACAGTGAGTATGATTTTGAAGGGCAATGTGACCGCAAACTTTCCCCATGGCTTCTTAGAATGGAACTTGATAAGGCGAAAATGTTGGATCAAGGACTAACAATGATTGACCTACATCACACACTCTTTGACCAATATCAGACACGTATTTCGTGCATGTTCAGTGATGACAATGCTGGAGATCTTATTTTCCGTATCAAAATTTATGAGGATACGGTTGAAAGCAATAGTGATATGCTAACCGAACTGAAGGCTCTTGAAAGCACAGTTATGGATAACATAATTCTAAAAGGAATTGAAAAGATCAACAAAGTAGAACTAGTTAAGAAGGAAGGTCTTGTTTACAATGACACGACCAAAGTATTTGAAAAAGAATATGAATGGTTCATGGATAGTGCTGGAACAAATTTGATCGAGGTGCTTGGAAATCCATATGTAGATGCAACCAGAACTGTTTCCAATGATGTGAATGAAATCTATGCTATTTTCGGTGTTGAAGCTGCCCGACAATGTTTGTTCAATGAACTATACTCAGTCATTAAAGATGCAGAGGCATCTGTCAATTTCCGCCATCTATCCCTTTTGGTTGATACAATGACAAACAAAGGAAACCTCATGTCCATTGATCGTCATGGTATTAACAAAGGTGATATCGGACCTCTTGCAAAATGTTCCTTTGAAGAGGTGAATGATGTCTTAGTGAAAGCAGGCGTATTTGCAGAGGTGGACCGTGTGAATGGAGTATCATCAAATATTATTCTTGGACAAATTGCACCTTGTGGTACAGGTGACACTGATGTATTGATTGATGAACATAAACTAAAACCACCATCAGAGAAACAAAAACAAGCCCCTATATTTGATACAAGCATGTTGGGTATTGATGATGAAACAAAAGAACAACAGTGTTCGGTTGACAATCTCACATTTGATTTTGCCCTCCCAGAAATTGACCACACTATCACAAAGAAAGCAGAACTTGATATTAAATTTGTATAATATATAGTAATAATGGGCGGTAATACTGAAATTTTAATGACATCTTTTATTATTGTAATAGCATGTGGTATAGTTTTGACACTCTATCATTTCGTGATAGATCCAGTAAAAAATATAGAAAGACATTATTTTAAAACTTCAAAAATAAGTTATTGTATATTCCGTATAGCATACGTGATTATATTATTCTCTTGTATTTTCAGTTTGAGGTATATTGTATTAGAAGGCTTCAAATATCTACAACGTACCATCTGACACAAGCATCTTTGATATATTGTGTGAGTTTTGGATGATCTATATCATGGAATACTAGTTGTGGCTCGTCCTTATTATAAATAACAGGTTCGTAACGGTCAACAGGCACTTTATCTATTTTTTCAGTTTTTTGATGAACAATTATAAATTGTTTGCATGATTTCAAAGGTTTGATACATTTTATTTCATTTGGATTTCGCTTTGTTTTCCGGGCTAAAATGACGATACGAACATTTACCAAATTTGAAAATACTGAAAGTTCATATTCAGATGGACAATAATCCCGGTGCTCCATAACATACAATATATCAGTATGGGATGTAAACATTTTATCTTTCGACAAATACTCAAATGATGGATTCAAAACTCTCATTTCTTCTACCAAAGCCTGTCCTTTTGTTTTAAAATCAGTAATTACCCTGTTTTCAATAATTCGTTTAAAGATGTTTTCACTTAATTTGATTTTTGAGTTGATGATTCTGTGGACATAATACAACAAATCATACATGTACGATTTTACAAATAGTTCTTGCTCATTAACACAGAATCCAATATCGTTAGACGCACATTTATAGTACTGAGTATTGTTAAACGTTATGTTGAATTTGACAGGAAGGTCTTTATACGTATTTGATAAAATTGTCTTTAATGAAATGCGTTTTTTAACAACGATATCTTTTTCAAGTATTGTATTAACGTATTCGTCCAATAATTTGTTAGTGAAAGCATATGGATTCTCTATCAATGAACGCATCTTTGTAAATGTGCCTTGAATAACATCATTTTGAGTGAATGTTATATCGTTGCTTGAGCCATTCCTAATATTCAAGTTTTTATGTTTTAATTTCTGCGCATCCCTACTCAACAAAATCTCTGTAAGCTGTCCTTCAAATATATCTGCCCATTTTGATGGCACTTTAACGAGGCAGGTGGATGTATCATCATTCCAAGAACACATCCCTTTACATTTCTTTTTTTTAAGACTTGAACATGATGTTTTATCGAGAACGGTATCTTGATCTTCCTCATATACAACAATAGTCTGGATGAGATTATGAATAATTTTCTCCAACTTTTCTTTCTTGAACGCCAATGGGAAGAAATTGTCTGCACTTTGCAGGAATTCAACCTCTTTACTGTAAATATCATGTTTCTTGACTATACGTATTATTTCATTCTTGACGATATCAAAAAGTAGATCTTTTTTGCTAAATTCATCTATATATGTCTTGCGAGGATCATCATCTTCCCATCCAATGAATATATTTAAATTATCGAGATAGTGTTCAATTGGAAACTTCTCTTGAGAAAGAGGAACAACAGTTTCATCTTTCATAATAGCCGCCAACGGACGTAGTTGTTCTTGCTGTTGTGGGGAATCTTCATATACAACTTTGGATATTTTATAAGCATCATCACCTGTTATGTCATGTAATAACTGAAATATTTTTTTAATTGTTGGCCATTCAACCTTATTTTTAATCTTCTTCAGGATATCATCTACATAAATGTAAGTAGAATGTTCTTTCATAATAGGATTTTTATGTTTGCATGGTATAAACATTCCTGGTGAAACAATAAAGCCCTCAAGTTTATAATTATAGTTAATCACTTGATATTTCACCTTGTATCCTGTGGAATTTAAATATGAAAAAATGGAGTAAGCATCAGTTGTTGTTTTAATTTCTTTCTTGCAATTTTTCCTGTAGAAATCGACAACATCTGTAATAATATCTGATTCTTTGTACATAAATGTATTTTTGACAACAATTGACCCTCCTTTATTTTGAGATACATTGCAGATTGGCTCGTATATATGTTCCTGTTTAATAAGAAATGTAAATGGTCTTGATAAATCTACATCCTTTTTTAAATCATGAGGACAAGTTATAAATATACCATCCTTTTCTTGTTCAAAAACAATGACATTGTATCCATAAGGATTAAAAACATCATCTTTTCCTTGGAACAGGTCAAGGAGGATTTCATGTGATTTAGTTATAGTATCATCATTAAGATACTTCATGAAATTAGTATATGAATTGTATATCAAATATTCTCTCAGGATATGTTTGAAATTTTTGAAATACCTCAACGTGTTCAAAGAGAATCCAAATCCAGAATGATCAAGAATATCCTTGTAAATGTCAGTGAGTAAAAATGTTGAAATGTAACTATTTTGATGATTGAGAAACCATTTCCTAAATTCTGAAAACTCGTTGTCATGAAATATCGATCTTGTTTCATCAATGAACATTCCACAAAGTTCTCCGTTTTTAGCAAACAAAAACTTTTCAACTGATATATTTTCAATAAGTAATTGTTTTATATTCTTCTCGTCTTTGAAAAGGCTTTTTCCAATACAAGACAAAAAGGATTGTCCGTTCTGGTGGCTAATTCCTCTCCTCAGAAAGCAGTTTGTTGCTTCTACAATCAATCCTGTACCTTCACCTCCATTTCCACATTTTGTATTTTTGAAAATGACAGACAGAGCTTTTGGTAAGATTCCAAACCTATTTTCATCCAGGGGGAATTGTGATCCAACGATGTATTTATCTGTTGTTTCTGGCTTTACACTTGGGTTTTCAATTGGTGTTTTATTCTGCATACATTGATCTATTTTCTTTTGATTTTTATTTGGTCCTGTTTTCTTAGTCTCAGGCTTGATGGTGAAACAACAAGGTAAACACTCATTGCCAGTACCAGTAAATCCAACATACCTTGGTTTTCGTTTCCCATCAGCCATTTCCCAATATTTATCAGATAAATCAATAACAGGTTCATTAATACCTTGGCTTGGACATTGTTTTCCATTTTGTACATACTGTTCATATGTCATACTGACTTTACTAATAGGACACCATATCTCGGGGCATATATAGATGTTTTTTTGCATTTTTTGAGCATCTGTTCCAAAAGCAAGGAAATTGTCATCATAACTTCCTGGATAGTTGCTATCAATTCTTTGTTTTTCTTCTGGAGTAATAACAAGTGGTTGTCTTCGATTTGACCACTGACATTTTGTCGAATAATCATTTCCGTGAAATAATTTTTTGTCAGCAACTTTTAATTTATTCAGTACGTACTGAAACGTTGGTCTTTTCTTTAGTTGTCGTAACTGCTCTCCCTCGTCTTGAATTACATCAACGTCATGTTCAACAAGAGGGGCATTTAATGCCGTCTTTTTATCATATTCATCGTCATTTTCAAGACCAGCTACATCAAAGTCGTCAAAAAAGTCATTCTCGATACTGTCGTGTTTTTGTAATGAAAATTCGTCATCCTCATCATCCATGTCTGATATTTTCGCAAATTTGTCTTCTTCGTCTTTGTGTTCATCTGCAAAGAATTCATCATCATATGCATCTTTTTCGTAATTTTGTACTTGATTGATAAAGCGTAAACTTTTCAACTTTTTGGTAGATCCAAATTCAAATAAGAACTTTAACAATCCTATTATTCTACTGTGGTACTTCAACCTAGTTATTCCATCAATCATAATACGATATCCAAGAGATACTTTTTTAACTTTGATAGTAAGATTACTAGCATTTGCCGGCCGAAAATACATACCTCTTCCTACTGGGACTAATTCAATTCTTTGTGAAGATTGCCATTTTTCATACTCCTTTTGTGCATCTGTTTCAGAAATTCCAAATGTTTGTTGTATTTTTTCTATAATAGAATCTCTATCTTTGATATTATTTTTATTTTGATTCAAAAAATTTGTAATATTGTCAGTCTTGACAAAATTATCAATTCGTTTGTATTGAAGCATGATAATTTCGTCCTTTTCCCCTTTAATGTCTACAACACTCACATATGGAAATAGAGATTCTGCCAACAACTTGATATCATGCAAATTTGAATCCGTTGTTTTACAGACAATGTTGACATAGCTGGCCATATTAACAATTTTGACGTCTGTTAAACCATCTGGTTTGTCCCAAAATGATTTTTCAAGTTTAGGAATAGTAAATTCATCAACGTATTCTATCCATGATGCGAATAAATTGTTCAAAATTTTAAAAGATTCTGAAATTTCATGTATGGTAATATCTTCTGTAGTTTTGAGGTTGTACTTGACATCTATATGACTGTCGGGGAACAAAAGGACAGATACATATCTATTAAGGCCGTTAAAGTTTTTGAGGAAAACTTTGAATAGCAAATACTCTTGGGAAGATTTTGACATTTTATCATTGGGATTCAACTCAACCCATGCATTCAAATCTTCATTGGAAATGCGAACGGACATATTTGAAGCCAAAGCCGTTTTGAACACTTTATATCTCTTTTTGAAAGCAGTATTATATTTGACAAAAGGGACATCCTTATGTGTGGCAAATCTCTCAAATAGTTGTTCTAAATTTACTTCTTGGTTTGTGAAAGAGCCATTCAATCGCAAATGAAGATAACTTACATGGCAATCAACATTGAAATTGGACGCTTCCAACTTTCCCAATTGTTTGTCAACTTCATGAAGTACGTGTTCTGATGTGATAAATATGTCATCAGGTTTCCCTTTTACTTGTTTGTTTGCCCAAGGAAAATATAGTTCATGATATTTCTCGTTCACATCTTTTACAGAGGTGACGTGTATAGTTTGTCTTTCGATTTTAAAGTTTTCCAAAGTCATAGAACGATCCGAAATAGACTCAAAATCGTTCATTTCAAACACATCATCATTTATATCAAAAGGATTGCATTCGAAAAAATGTCTATAAGCACCTGAGCCTATATATTTGACTCCGAGAGGTTCATTAACATGTGTGATTGTAACCGAGTTAAAGAAAGTGAGAATTTGATTCAGGTTTATTTTATTTGTTTCAAAAGCAGCATCAATTCCAGTGAATAGTTTTATATTTTTGATAATATTGTTCTTACTTACAATATTCTTTCCTTTCATGAGTTGACCAGCAAGACTAAATTGGAATGCATGATTGTTTTGGATTTCCTTGTGTACCCAAAAATATAGATCATTTTCGTGGAGGTCTTTGTAAAGATGAAGACGTATCTTTTTCCTCAAGGTGTTCAGATTGTCATCGGGGTAAATAGACTCATATACAAATTTTATGTTTTTCGAGTTTAAGCCCAATTTATTCTTGTAATTCTTCCCATACGCTTGCAGAATAGATGTTGTGTCTGATTTAGTTAACTTTGTGTTTTTTTCCAATTTACTAAGAATGCTTTGACATGGTGCTTCCTTTCCAACAAACACAAATGTAGTATATTCTGCCTTTCCAGTCCATACACAAATCTTATAAATATGACTTTCGTGAATATCCTGACATATATTCATTATGATATTATAATAAAAGTATAAAAAAAACAGATTACATCACGTTCATATTGCTAATAATGTGATGCGATAGTCGGTCATACTTGTATTTATACTTTTTAATTTCAATCACACGATCATAGCATCTACAATTCATTTTACAATTTTTATATTTCTGATTCAAAATCAAAATATTTTCATACCCGACATTAAATGGGATTTCGATATATGTGTAGTTTCCGCTGTTTTTAATCTGTCGAATTTTGAACTTTTGTCTAAACATTTCCACAGTTTCATCAATAGTTGTTGGCTTAAATTTCAATTTTTCTGGTAAACACGTGTTTAAATTCTCCCTTACAATAAAGTTTCCAATTTTTGAATATATTAGTTCTTGGATATCTCTGTTGAAGCACAAGAAATTCATATGCTACTTTGTCTATTATTACACAAATGTTCCTTATGTATAATGCTAAAATTTACTTGAATATACATGGAGAAAATTATTTAAACATAAATATCTGATTTATAATTATAAACATGCAAATTTTCGTAAAGACACTTGATTCCTAGGTGTTAAGAGTGGATGCTAGTGGTGTTTCATATATACTGCGACAATCCTAAATTGCGGGAAAGTTCTGAGGAAACCATAAAACACAGTAAAATCTTGTGGTTTTGAATAATCCGCAGCCAAGGGTCTTTAAGACCAAGGTTCAGAGACTAAAAAGGATTGGGGGTACTCCCAACGACCCTTCAGATATAGTCCAGCCTTACATTGTAAGAAGTTCGAACTGGGAAAACAATCACACTTGAGGTAGAGTCGAGTGACACTATTGATAATGTGAAATCTAAAATTCAGGATAAAGAAGGAATCAACTGAGGTTCCTAAAAGCTACTGCCTCAAAACTTAGAGATACATTTGAAATGCACAAGAAGTCATGTCAAGAGGTAGTAACTAGTGAGATACTTATCTTGCGAGGCCTTCAAATTGCGGGGACGTCTTGCTATACAGGTTTACATTCATAATGTAAAACTAATCATGTATAAGATAATCCGCAGCACAAGTTCATTTGTCGTTATGCTAGATGACTGAACATGTGTTCAACGATTAAATGAAGGTCGGCTTGAGGAGACTAGCAATCTCCTATGATGGCTTAAGATATAATCTACTCCTCAAAGCGATTTGAGGTAGAAAGGCCCACCTGATCAACAGCGGCTAATTTTCGCTGGTAAACAGCTCGAGGATGGAAGGACTCTTGCTGATTATAATATTCAAAAAGAGAGTACATTGGAATGTTGATGTAAATAGTTGAAGTAGCTAGTAGTTTGATGACTGCGACATTCTCAAATTGCGGGGATATCCTGAGGTTCGTGATGCTTTTGCATGCACGATTGGACAATCCGCAGCCAAGCTCGGCACTAAGTGCCTTGAAGGTTCAGAGACTAAATGGGAATGGGCATTTTTATGAAATGCTTAAGATATAGTCCATTCTCACTCGAAAGAGTGAGTAGTACAGACATTTAGTTTTGAGACTTTTTTTGGAGTCGAATAACACTTATGTTAGTAGTATCTACATACTGCGACATTTTCAAATTGCGGGAATCTCCTAAGGTATCTACCATACAAAGTAAAAACTGTGTAGATTTGGACAATCCGCAGGGAAAGGTTGATTTACAACTAATCAACCAACCTTCAGAGACTAAATGGAAATGGGTGGCATATAAAATGCTGCTTAAGATATAGTCCATCCTTTTAATTCAAATTAAAAGTATAGAGCGTGGGGGAAATTAGAGAGATTTAAACATTTGTTTTTATTATTGTTTATATGACACCGCCTACAAAACATAAATTTGTTAGTGGTATTGAATATAAACGATGTTCAAAATGTTTTGAATGGAAATCTTTGATTGAATTTAATAAAAACAATGCTTCATACGATAAATTGAAGTGTGATTGTAAGCAGTGTAACATAAAAAGAAATAAAGATGCATCAAGGACAATAACGTACGTTGAAAACAAACGTCGTGCACACCGCCATATTCATAAAGAAGAGCAAAAGCAATGTAGCAGATGTGAAGAATGGAAAAGTTTAAATAACTTTTGGAAAAGTGCATGTAATTGGGATGGTTTGCGAAATAAGTGTATCCAATGTGAGAACATATGGAAGGAGAACAATAAAGAATATGTAACTTCATACAAAAGAGAATATGAAAAATTGAAGAAAAAGAGAGATATTCACTATCATATCAAATGTAAGTTAAGTTGTAGAATTTATGATGTTCTCCACAAGAAGCGAATGCACAAGAACAATACAACAATACATTATCTAAAATGTGGTTTGGATCATCTCAAAGCTCGGTTTGAAGGGCAATTTGAAATTGGTATGAGTTGGAGTAATATTGGAACATGGCATATTGATCACATAATACCGTGCAACAGTTTTGATCTTTCAAATGTCGTAGAGCAGTATGCATGTTTTCACTATAAAAACCTTCAACCTCTATGGGGGCTTGATAATATTCGTAAAGGTTCCACATGCAATGCATTAAAAAAACAATTATATATGGAAAATTTCATACAAACCTATATAGTTCCTTAAAAACAATATTCATTGAATTCCATGTCTATAACATTTATGTCCCAATTTGTTACAACATGTCCCACAAAGACGATTTGCACAATCTCTTGCAAAATATTGTCCACATTCACACATATTTGGAATAGTTTCTCTCATTTTAACAAAGTACGCATATCGTTTTACCTTTATAATTTTTTCTATTTCTTCTTGTAATTCTTTTTCTTTGACTTTCAAGTCATGTATGCTCGTAATTCCATTTGTTATTAAAACATCACAAGCATTTGCATAATTTTCGCTGCCATATGCTTTTGAAAAGATTTCAACCAAACCTGAAATATACCCTTCTCGTTGTGCTGTCTTGAGAGTTTCAACAGACCGTCTCAATAAAACTTGTACGATGTCATGAGAACAATATTTCTCTTGAATTATCCTATACTTCAACATTGCGGGAATTATACTAGGTTTTGTCAGTTGAAACTCTTGAAGTATTCTTAAAATCAATTCTGCTTTGGTTCCTGAGATCTTAATATCCAATGTGCGGGCAGCTTGTTTTAAATCAGGCAACTTTAATGATGAAGGTTCTTGAAGCACTTTTTTCCAATCTGTGTCATTATCTGTCAAGAGTGTAGCCACTTTCGTATCAAAATCTGGAATTGCATAGTCTTTCACCACATTCCTGAAATCCCAACATGTTTCTGATATATTGACAAGATCTTTTACAAGACTCTGGCAACATCTCACTCCACTGGGTTCATATTCTTGAATTAATATTTCGAAAATGCATTTCAAAACATCATATGGTAATGGAAATGTGCCTGATTTATTTGTCATTGATTCTGGTTTTGAAAATTCCTTGACGATTTCATTGGCTGCTTGAACTTCTTTCGCCTTTTCATCCTTTTTGGCTGCAGCTATTTCGTCAGCATGCTCTTCCAAGTATTGGGCTCTCAATTTCTTTTTCTCACTTCTTTCAATAATATCTTTTTCTATATATAATCTCATTTGAGGTGCAGAACGATAATAAGGATTTCGTGTATATATGCATTCAATTTCTGCCAAGTCATTTTCATTCAAACCATACTTTTGTTTCGCAGTTGTTGCACATATCCTTTCTACTTTATGAGACATACATGTCATGAATCAAAATTCTTTTATGTATCTAGTTGAAATCAGATAATAAAAATAAATTTTGTAAATTTTATTTTTTCTTCTTGTAGCCACATAAAAAATGAAAGAGATTCACACTTCAAGTGTTGTACATATACAGTAAAATGAAGGTCTTCCAAGTAAATGCTGCAAAGCAAGCTTTCGTGGATTCTGCCAGGTTCAAGACCCATCTTTGTAAGAGGGCAACCTATTTATCCAATGGATTTGTGGATTCTCGTGATATAGTGAAAATTGAAAAATACATTCCAATTGTTAATCTCCTTGAGAAAGAATGCAACATAAAAATAAAAGAAATTATTGATATTGACGATGTAACTTTTGAAACTCTTGACGACGTTATGTAGGCTCACCTGAATCAACACATATCCATTCCTCCTTATTGTTTGATAAAACATACATTACAAAATATTCACCATCGACCTGTTCTAAATTGTTCAATATTGCTTTTGCATTTCGTATACAATTATCTCCTTTGACTTTGAATATAACTTTTTCTTCACCATTCTTTGTTATTTTTTTACACATTATTCCTTTTACCATAATATTACTTCAAGTTGAGAGAAAGTATCTAAACATATGATTGCGTTGGTTCATATTTTTTATTATTCAAAATCACTATCCTTTAACGGATATTGTGCTGGAGGAAGGAAATTATTCAATATTTCTAAAATCTTCCTGTGTCCAAATACGAATGAACATAAAATCATCCATGCAAGAAATGATAGAATGTCTAACATTTATATTGATTTATATGTACATATTACTTAAGTTTTGGATGGAATAAATATGTGCTTGAAAAATAAATAATGAATGTGGATTGTCTGATTGAAAATCTTGATATGTTGACCATAGGTTTTACACCATCGCGAAAGCAGTTAAATTCTAATATCGAAAAATTAACGAGTGGCTTATCAACACTGCGTATAAAACGGAAACCAAATGTTTCCGTCAATGATTTGGCAAATGAAATAGGAGCATTGTCACTTAAACACAAACGATCTAAGCCGAATGCTAAAACCGTACTAAATAATGCAACAGGATTTCTCAACGCATTGAATAAATTGAAATTGAATGATACCAAACCTCAATCATTACCTAAAAATAATGTTGAAATGTCTAATCTCCAACGACAGACAAGGGCGAACAATACCAATGCAACCCAGTCCCTTACAAACTCTTTAAAGAGCATTCACCTCTCTAATCCACAACAACAGACAAGGTCTAATAATAGCAAGGCAGCCAATTCGCTTACAAACTCTTTAAAGAGCATTCACCTATCTAATCCACAACAACAGAGTCCAATTCAGACAAGGTCTAATAGTACAAAGGCAGCTCAGTCGCTTACAAACTCTTTAAAGAATATTCACCTCTCTAATCCACAAACATCCACACAATCACCCCCACAAACGGTTCATCGTGTATTTGAACCAAGCTCAAAGCAACTACTATTTTTAGAAACTATAGCTAATAACAACAGGCACATATGTCGTTTCAAGAAATCAGACAAATATTTTTCATTACATAAACTTTCTAATGTGAATTATTTCTTGTATCATTTTGTTGATGAATATTCCAGGATTGTAGCCGAACATAGAAGTGTGTGGAATGAATTTTCTATTCCAATTTGTACGATTGTAATACTTCAAGACAATACAAAAGTTTTTGAACTTCAAATAGAAGGATCAGAAATTAAATATATTAATGGTAATGTCCCTGACATCTTAAACTACATTAACAATGACATAAGTTGTGAAGTAATTTTTGCTAAAAAGCCTTACAGCATTACAAACTTGAATGATATACTTAAGCTTCTGTCGTTTGTATTCATCATTAAAGAACACTTTAATAATCTTCAAGATAACGAAAAAAGAAGGATTTTAGCAGCATTTTCTCTTTGGAATATACGAGATTAAGATTGTTTTTTAATTACATGAATACACTTGATAATTTCGAGACCATCATTTAGAATATTTTCAATCGAGGCATCCTTGTCATACATCATAGTATCTCCTTCAACACAGAAGCATGTATATTCATTTCCATCCTCGTTTGTATGTTTTACTTGAAATTTTATGATAAGAGCCATTTTTTCTCTCGAGTTATATGAAATTTCATCAAAACCAGAATTGAACTGTTTTCCTTGCAAAAGTATTTTGATAATGTTAGGATTCTGCGAAATATTAATAACTTTCATATCGTGAGAATTATTTGTACAAATCCAGAAAATTTCGTTATTATATATTGAAAACTTTTGAAACAGGTAATCAGAAAACATTATTTCGCCATCATCTTCATCCAAATATGTGAAATTAATATCCAGAGCTATCATATTATCAGTCATTTGCGACCATATTTGTTCTGATCGTTCTGTTTCTAGTTGCTGCACTTTCAACCTTTCCATTTCTACAGCCGCCTTTACTATTTCAAATGCAACATCTGATGCCATATCATTGTCATTATGTATATTTCTTTGAATGGGTATAAACTACAATTCAATTGTGGAACAATTTTATAAATTTTTTTATAACTACAACTGAGTTATATATACTCACAATGTTAATTGTGATAAAGCATAATGCCACCGAACACATTTCATATGCCTTTGATATTTGAATAATCGAATCATAATACCCTAATGTGTAAATTGGGATGGCAATCATTCTAATTGGAACATATATTAACGCGAATGGATATATTAAGGCATTCGTCAACGAAAGCCATCTATTATCTTTGCAATATTGCAACATGTAGAAGAACACATTTGAATATTCAAACAATAGACATAATCTTATACCCTTTTCTATGGGTAATAGACCGTGCAGGTGAAATGTTATTATTTTGAGAGCAATAATATTTTGTGTCACATACACAAATACGTCTTGGCGGGATGAAAACAGATACAATAAACTATCAATCGTGTAATACATAAGAAGTTGTAATCCGTAATATTGAAAAAGCCCCCTTGTAATACATTGGTAATACCAAGATGCAAATATAATAGTAATTGATGTAAACATACCACTTGTAAACCTGTATGTCCTATTATCACCACCTCTCTCCATCATTTTATCAAATATATACAATGAGCAATACTGGGTAAAATGGATCAACAGAAATTGTAACATAATATGTTTTTCATATAAAGTATTAATCTTATATATATAAAATGGATACTCATAAACATTTTATGCAAGCAGCAATTGATTCATCTCTTAAAAGCATAGAGAATGGGACAGGGCCATTTGGTGCCGTAATTGTTGACAAGGAAGGAAAGATTCTCGTAGAAGCACACAATGAAGTAACCACGCAAAATGATCCAACTGCTCATGCAGAAGTAAATGCGATCAGAAGAGCTTGTAAACTTATAAACAATTTTGATTTATCTGGTTGTACACTTTACACAAGTTGCGAACCTTGTCCATTATGCCTGTCTGCTTGTTATTGGGCACATATAGAAAAAATATATTATGCCAACACCCGTGAAGATGCAGCGGCAATTGATTTTGATGATAAAGAAATTTATGAGGAAATAAAAAAACCTATTCCAGAACGAAAAATTCAAATGGTACAATATGGACGCGAAAATGCCATTACAGTTTTTGAGAAATGGGTTAATAAAAAAGATAAAATTCAATACTAAACATTCATATTGATTATTTTTTCTTCAATGTCTTTCCAGAATGTTCTATCATCCACATTTGATAGTTGTGTATATGATATTTTAGTTTTTAATATATTTTTTCTATACTGCGCCAAGAATGATTTATGGCGTTTGATCGACTCGCTTGAATAATGATGCCCTTGGTGAGTTTTCAATATTGATGCTATTGATTTATAATATTGACAAGTGAGGCTTTTGGGGAAAAGTTCCAGAAAATCAAGTGGATATATGTATTTATACTTTGGGCAACATATTACTTTATGGAGATCTTCTTGCGCATACACCAAAGGATTATCATCAATTATCATAATCGAATCATATAATGAACATAGATCTCCAATTTGATATTTATCCTGTAACACATTTTGAATTATAGGAAGAATATGTTTGATATTTTTCTGGTAAGGTATTGTTTTATAAGTGATTTTCACGCAATTTGCTCTACTAAAAATTGGCCTATTAAATGTCACAGCAGTTAATTTCTCAATGGCATTTATAATTTTTGTTGCCCATGAAATCTCTGATGCTGTAAAGATAAAAAACTCTGTATGAGGTAAAGTTTGCTTTATGTTCTTAAAAAATGCTACGAAAGACGATCTTATTAGACCTTTGGAAAGAGCTTTCTCAATATGAACATCTATATCATTTGGATTATCATAATATATGCTTTGTAGAAAACTAAATATTTCATTGTAACATGCTTGAGGGCTACAATCACCGATAATCGTTCCATCCAGGTCGATAATAGCAATTAATGGTTTCATATCCATAAAGATGATTTTAATTTTCACGATTTATTCCGGAAAATAGCATTGTTCATCACAAATGTATTTGTAGCACACTCAACCTTTAAATCATTAAATTTCAAATTATTTTTCAATATTTCGGTTTCATATTTTATGGGATTTGCTAAATACGTTGATTTCTTCCACGTTCGTGTAATTCCAGAAAAGGTAATTTGTTTATGAAGAGATAGAGAAGTCCAATATAGCAGTTCCATATGATGGACATTCAGTTTATTACAATACTTTCTTGAATGAAATATTCCATCACTCAGTCCCTTTACATAATTAATGTCCTTGCTGTGATAAAGTAATGGTAATTTGTATTCGTTTGTTGTCATCATTTCTTCAAAAACATCGCATATATTTTCATCACTGAACATTAAATATTGTAGTTGATTTCCACCAACATCCATGTTTACTTCCAATGGATATTTACCAAAAACGGCTTTGCTACATTCTAATATTCTTGATTTAAGAAAATCAGCATCTGTACTGTTTGAAAAAAATAATGCCGTACCTTTGTATTTATTTAGCATACCGATATGTAAGAATGTGCCGAATATGTAACCAAGTTCATAATTTGATTCGATTTTTTGATCACCGAATGTGTGATAAAATGTATCAGGCATATCCCAAGAAATGTTTGATGGAGTCACAAGATATCTGGTCTCGTGCTTACCTTTCTTGTCATTTGTCCATCCAATAACCTCACTATTTGCTTCATTCCAATGCAAAATATCATATTGTTCTGGAACTTTATAATTTGTGTACCAATTCTGAGGTTTTATAGTTGTCAGTAATGTCTTTCTCTTTGCAATTTTTATTTTATTACTAATGACTTTAGTAGGGATACCGTGTATATTAATTAAATATTCCCCCGGTTGCACTTTAGAAATATCTTTGTATGTACCATTGCTTTTCAGTACTTTGTACATTATTATCTAATTAAATAAAATTCAAAAGCCTTTATATTATATCTAATTTGTTTTGGTAAGCAACTTGATAGCTTCTTTAAATGAAACTTTGTCTTTCCAACCAAGTTGCCTCAAAGCAGATGAATCAATAGAATACCTGTAATCTTGAAATGCTCTATCCTCTACATATTCAATGTGGTCGTTAATATCACTTCCAGGTAATACTTCTTGTAAGATGGCTTCAACGACTTCTAATACAGTATATTCTTGATTTGTCCCAATGTTGTAAACATTTCCGTTTTCTCCTTTTTGAATTATGACATCGATTGCATCTGCAATATCATATGCATGGATAAATGTTCTTTTACTTGCTCCTTGACCGTGAATAGGAATTTTTTTGTTATTTTTCAAGCAATTGATAGAATTAGGGATTAATTTTTCCTTGTGTTGATATTGAGATATCGCATTGTTGCAACGGGTTATAATTATGGGGAGTTTAAATGACTTTAAATAAGAGTGACATATCATTTCTGCAGCTGCTTTTGTTGCAGAGTATGGGTTACTAGGTGAAAATAAGGCACTTTCTAGTAAAGCAGGTGTATCATCATCAACAGATCCGTATACTTCATCGGTACTCATGTGGAAAAAAAGTTTAAAATCGTTCCCGTCTTGGATGTATTGTCGCACACATTCTAAAAGGCAATGTGTCCCAAATACATTTGATTGTGTGAATCTAAAACTGTTGCCGAAACTATTATCAACATGCGTTTCAGCAGCAAAATGAATAATACACTCGGGCTTTTCAGTTTCCAGTAAGTATTTAACAAGATTTACATCACAAATGTTACCGTAAACAAATTTATAATTATCATAAGGAGGTTCAATATGCTCCTTTTTCCCTGCATACGTAAGCGCATCAAGATTTACAAACTTTGTATCTTTATAGCGTGCTTTCAATCTATTGATAACTTCACTTCCAATTGCTCCACAACCACCAGTAACCAAAATTGTTTTAAACATAATGTATAGTAACTTACAAAGACAGATTATTTTGCTTATTTGTAACTTACAAAAATTTCAGGATGCAAGCAATAGTATTTGCTATTGATGAGATCTCTTGTGATTTGTATGCAGTATCCCATTTAGATTTTATTTCCTGTGAAAGATGAGATGCATTCATCGCAATATCCAAATGAAATAGTTCTTGTTCAATTTCACGGTAATTTGTAGAGTCATCAATCCAAATGAGAATTCTTGTCATCATCGCCTTAATGGTATTTCTTGTATCCATTGTTTTCTGTTGTACAAAAAATGACGATGACACCATAAATTTTTTATCACCACTTTAATAATGGTTACTAGAACAGTACTTTTAGTATCGATATCAATATTGATATCTGTTATAATTATCAATTATGTATATAAAATAAATGACAACAGAGAAATGATATACCTTGATAATAATGGTACAACAAAAATCTTTGAAGACTCTTTACAAACAATGGATCATGTTTACAAGTATTATTATGGTAATGCTTCTGGTATATATAGTCTTGGCTCCAAATCAAAGAAATTGTTGGAACAATGCCGAGTAAAGATGGGAAAATTATTAAATTGTGAAAGTTGCGAGGTTTTCTTTACGAGTGGTGCAACGGAATCTAATAATATAGCTATTCGTGGAATTTTTAGCAAACATATGGAAAAAGGAAAGCACGTTATTACATGCAATATAGAGCACCCAAGTGTTTATGAGACTGTAAAGAGTTTGGACGGTGCTGATGTCACATTTGTAAAGGTTGACAACTATGGCAAAGTTCATTTACAAGATCTTGAGAATGCAATAAGAAAGGACACTGTTCTTGTAACAATTATCATGGGCAATAATGAGATAGGTACATTACAAGATATCAAGGCTATTGCAAAGATATGTAAAAGAAAAGGCGTTCATTTCCATTGCGATATGACACAAACAATTGGAAAATACATTATTGACTTGAAGGAACTTGGTGTAGATAGTGCTACTGGATCAGCACATAAATTCCATGGTCCTAAAGCTGCCGGTTTTCTTTTTCTGCGTCAAGGCACATATTTTGAAAGTTGTATAAAAGGGGGACACCAAGAAAGAAATATGCGATCAGGTACAGAAAACATTCCCGGAATTGTTGCAATGTGTTATAGTTTATACCTAACAAATGTAATGATACAGCACGGTAAGGCAAAAGAAATCGAAACAATGCGAAATTGGATGAAAGAAGAACTTTTGAAATATATTCCTGATGCAAAAGTAAATGGGCATCCAATAGATGTAATGTATAATACATTGTCTATATGCCTTCCAGTTAATTCAAGAAAACTAATCAATATGTTGGATAAAGAAAACATTTGTGTAAACACAGGAAGTGCGTGTTCACAAGGGAAAACAAGCAGTGTACTGGATGCGATTGGAGTCGATCCACAACTTCAACAAGGGAGTCTCAGAATATCACTAGGATTCTTGAATACGTGGCAAGATTGTACAATAGCAGTTGATAAAATAGTTTATTATACAAAATTACTAGCATGGAAATCTTTGAATAATAAATAATCAACAGATGCCTCTTTTATTAAAGTATAAACAACCAATAATTCCCTAGTGCGTGCAAGAGCTTCATTAGTAATTTTCTGGTCAATCATTTCAACATTTTTGAGATTCATTTTTTCAATTTGTTTAGTTTTCTTCTGCAATTCACGAATCATTTGCATGATTTTCTTAATCTCTCCTTGCAAATCATTTCTTTTTTGTTTCAGTTCTTTCAGAGGTGGTAAAGCATCATATCTTTGTTGCAAAGTTTCACTCCATTGAATAAAGTATTGTGTACGTTCTCGCAAATAGTTTAGATTAAAAATACTTAGATCTGTAGGTTTATCACTAATGTATCTGTGTATTTTAACAGTCCATTCTCCTTGTTCGCGATTGAGATTGGAATGACTACAATATCGTGCTGCTCTTCCTATTGTTTGCTTATCTGATGCAAAAGTAAGTAATGGTTCGAATATATGCACATGTTTAACGGCACGCAGATCAATCCCTTCATTGTAACCTTGACTGGCTAAAAACAATTGAATATATTCGCCTCGTGAGTTTTCAGCCATATTAAAAGCACTGACAAGAGATTTTAGTTTTTCTTTATCATCAGAAAGGTCTGAAGAAATTGCTATTACATAACGTGGTTTTTGTGATATACGTTTTGAAATTAATTCTTTCGCTTGTGAAACGGACACTTTTTCAAATCCAAGATGTTCTTCAAGAGCTTTTGCTATAGCTAATATACCATGACCACCATACCCTCTATTTTCATAAAATGAGGAATAAATATAATGCTTTTCATTGGGATATTCCTTTATGTTTTTCAACAGGGAGGGAAGTTTTGACGAAAATTCTTCAAGCATCATACCCGAATCCATATCATACAACATATTTGCGTATCTTCTGGCATGTTTATAATATTTTCCTATCTGATTTTGTTTCAAGAGCAAATCTGCATTTTTGATAGCATCCGGCTCTTCATTATAGGCTGTTGAGTAACGAATGTATTGTTTTACATTCATTGGAGAACGAACAACTTTCGCATTCGTTACCCTTGGGAATTTTGTGTAATCCTTGGACATATCAAAGAAACTGACAAGTCCTTTTATATTTGTCTTGAAAGATTCAATATCTTGTTTATTATTGATATCAGGGCATGTAATGGGTGGATTGTTTTTATCCCTGACTAAATTTAAAAGTTCGACAATATCCTCGAGGGTATCACCGGGGGTTGCAGTTAAAATAGCAATCTTTAAGTTTTGGGTGAGAGGATTATTGTCCATTGTAAGAAATTTTTTTACAGCATCATTCTCAGTCTTTTGATTTGGGAGAGGTTTGAAAATATTGTGAACTTCATCAATTATAATGATGGCATTCGACAAGAAGGATTTATGTTTTTGGATATCAGCATTGCTTTTGACACTTTTAAGGGGATTTGCAATTAGAAGATAATGTGCTAATGTGGCAAAGGTGAAAAATTTGACACCGCGCTTATCAAATTCCTTCTTTATCACATCCAAGGACTTTCCTTTAAAACGTGGTAAGAATCGTGCTGCAAGTTTATGAAAGTTTGATGGCGGATTGCTATTTGATGCTTCTACACTCGTAACAAAAACAATATTTTTATCCGTTTCCCAAAATGAATCCATAACACATGTACCTGTTAATGTTTTACCACTACCTGTCGAATGCCACACAAGTAAACCTCTATTTGAAGAATTTGTTTCAGCGATACCTTTCATAACACTGTGAACAACTGATTGTGGGAATGATAAATTATCATCCAAAGTATTATTTTTACATCTATTTCCGATACCAACTAATGGTTGATGTTTGGGTGCATTTGAAGACATATAATAATGTTGTAAATAGGTTTGAATATCTTCTTTTGTGATGTCAGTTGGCCATGTCTTTGGAAATGACATTGACGTTAATTATTATATCTAAAGAAAATGACATAAGAGTAATTATATCATAAAAAATAAAAAATGGTTTGCCCTATATGTATATCAACTGCAATTGTTGCAAATGCACCTCTTATATCTGCATCTCTGGTTGGAAGTGGAATGGCTGCTCTCAAATTCAAGCAAATTCATCGTCTTAAGAATAAATCCAAGTATGTGATAATTAATCAAACTAAACAAAACAAAACATCCAGGATTTCTGAACTCATCAATCCACCTATTGTACACCCTGACGAATTTCATTGTCATGAAGAAGATAATGTACATGGAGAGGTGTCTGACGAGGAAATCTATGTGCACGACCAATGATTTGTTTTTCTACTTCTGAATCAACTTTATGAAACATTATAACGTCACTGGTGTTTTCAAGGTTTAAACCTGATCCATACATTCGAGAATTGACTAACAAAACATGTACATCTTCGTTTCTATACCTATCTATTGTTTTTTTGATATGATCAATAGGTCCTTTGAGATAGGCATATCTAATACCGAGTTTAGTAAGAATAATAGTAATATTTGCAAATGTCATGTCATAAGATGAATAAATAAGAATTTTGCCATGTTGGTTGGAGCAAATCTTGTTTTTCAAAATAATTTCAAGATTTTTTAATTTATCAAATGTTTCACTAGTTTCATTATGGTTTTCGATCGGAATATTTACTTCTTCATCTGTGTTATTGTTTACGACGAGAAGTTCTTCACTGCAAATATCTCTTTTACATAATGGACATACTTTGCTCTTTGATAACCAGATATTAATGCAAAGAAAACAATATGCATTTGAACAACATGGTACAATAGTTTTATTACAAATGTCATCAAAACAAATGTGACATGTATTTGCTGTTTTAATTCTTTCTCTAATTCCATCAATACGCTTTTCAATTTCATCTTTCTTTTTTCGGAGTCTAGTCAATTCGGTTTCTCGTTGTTCTTCATTGTCATATGTTAGCATGATAGCCGATTCAATCCGTATATCATAATTTTTTATTTCCCGAACAAATCTATCTACTTGAATGGATATAAGATTATCTTCAGTAGTTCTATGGCTGGGGTTTATTCTTTGTAATGCCGATGCAATATCTCCTGCATTTAGGGATTGAATTATTTCCCTATCAACAAATCCATCAAGAATGTTAATAGTTAGAGGTGTTTTGCATTTGACTATGTTTGAAACCATATCTGGAAGAGATACGGATGATTTAACAAAGTCGTCTTTATTTTTCAATATCAATATTTTGACAAGTTCCTTTGATAAATTATTGTAGAGGTCCATGAATAAATCTTTGACAAATCCTGAGTTACGCAGTCCATTTGCATACCAAATACTTCTGTTATGAGCATAATCCCATTTTGTATATCCTTTTGGATACAATAAGTTTCCATATGAAGCAGTAATAAACCAGTAAAAATTTGTATCTATAGTGACACAATTTGGCAAATTCATATTATCAACTTCATCATAAATAACTCGTTGCATTTTAAAACTCCTGGAAGTCAAAAAGTGAGCAATTCTAGAATAATATGACGCTGTTACAACAATAAGATTATATTCAGCAATAGAATTCTCATTTTCATATACAAAATCAACATGTTTTAGTTTTGAAATCATAAGAAATTTAATATTATCAGAAAAAGCTTTGATATATCCCTCCCATTGAGAGGCGAGATTATGAGGTATTACCAGAAGATTTGTTTTAATATTAATGCTTCTTTCTGAAAAACATAATATCACTTTGTTGTTACCATATGACTTGATTGTGCTTCCCATATTTGAAATGTCATTTTCAATGATTAAAGAGAGAATTACAAAAGACTTGCCAGATCCGACATGGTCACCAATTATTCCAACCTGGGTTCTCAAAAAATCATTTTCTGTGATATTGGGATGATTTGGTTGTAGTGTTGAAAATTTTGACAAATATATTTTGTTGTTTTCAAAATCCTTGCATCTTTGTAAAAGAGTCAATTGATGTGGCCACAGCCTCATCTTAATGTTTTGTGGTTGTTCTGCTTGGGGATAACACTCATCAAGTTCTTCAATGTTAACATCATAAGATGCCATTTATAATCTTTATTTTAAAGAGATATATATTGTTATTCTTTATACCTACAGCGTTCGTACAAAATTGCACAAATTAAACACAACACTATAATAATATAAAATAAAATATGAGTGTTGAAGATATTGAATATTTGTATGAACATAGTGAAAAAGATAATTTTATTTTGTATATTGATAGTTCCTTACGAAATCAAGATTACTATCCAAGACCAAATCAGTACACAATTCAGTTTGATCAACCTTTCAAGTTTGTGTACGGTATAGATATTCTTGATGCATCAATCCCCTCGACAATGTACAACATAGAAAGTGATGCAAACCACGTAAGTGGATTAACATTTAGTTTGAATCCCAATAGCTCAACAAATGGTTATACTTTCCAAGAATTATTAACTGAACTATCTGAATTTGATGAATTTGACACGTTATTTTATTCAACAACAATAGCTCAACAGATTTCTGGAGGAGCTGATAGTAAATTAACAGGACAAGTAGTAGTTACAAATAATGAGTTATTAAACCAATGGCCAGAATACATAAATAACAATTATCAACTGAATACAGAATCAAATGGTTATTATTATGTTTTTGTTAGAGAAGAAATAAAGGGGTTGACAATTTTTAAAAAGGCTGATGAACATTTGTTTGAGTATCCAGTGTGGGATTTCACGCATAATGAGATTGATTATCAGATTGGAAATAATCTTGATGATGCTAATGTACAAGATTTTATAAGTATATATACTACTCAACAATACAGATACATTTTAAAACAAAACAGTGATAACACGTATGATTTTGTGTATTATAAAACCTTTAATGTTCCTATTTCAACTACTATACGACTGAAAACGTATTCGGATCTCGTCGTTTACATGGCACATATATCACTTTTCTATGTAGAATACACACCTGGTAATTATGGGGCTACGAACTTTATTGATGAAGCTAAGAAGGCGTTTGGTGGAACGAATGTTGCTATTTCTGCACAATCATCATCTGATATATCAATTCGCCCCAAAGTTATGTTCACATCTGAATTTAATTTTGTATTAAATATGGACAACTCAACTGCTAGAACATCCATGGGATTTGATGAATATGCTGTAACAACTATGCCATCTCTATATACAAAGTACACATACAAGGAAAACAAAAGAGTATTTGGTGCAAATTATTATTCCGGTGATCAGACATACAAGTTAATTGCTCCTGGTGTAATTTACCTTCTTGGAACCAGGTATGTTATTCTCCGCTGCCCCGAAATTGAAGGCCACATGTATGCTAGTAGATCATTTGGGCAATTTTCCCCAGGGATAGGTATGTTTAAAATGTACGCTGTGAATGATATAGCACATCAACGTTTTGATTTCGTAAATTTTCAGAAAAAACCATTTCACCCCATTGGGAAACTGGATAGGTTAACGTTAAAATTTGAAAAGGTAGATGGAACAATGTATGATTTTAAGGGGGCAAATCATTTGCTGTTGATGAATATCAAGTACCTTGTTCCAAGTCAAAAAAAGAAATTCGAAAGAAGTGTTTTAAATCCGAATTATACATATGATTTTAATAGTTACCTTTCAAGAAGATTGGAATATAAAGAGACTTCAGAAGATGGTAATGATGACATGGATCCATCTGAATTTCGAGAAAAATATGGAAAAATTGAGAAAGAATACGATTACTCAAGTAGTGATGATGAAGATGAAGAGGACTCTGATGATTCTGAAGTTGACGTCAAAAGAGTGTTTAGAAACTGATTGCTGCCCATTGGTCTCCATCAAATCCTTCTACAACATCTTCTGCGGGCTCTTCTTCAAAGTGCTCTTTCTTTTTATGCTGAATTTTGATTGCTCCTCTAAATTCCTCAGTAACTTGTTCAGGTAGAGGTTCTACATTTTGTTCTTCTTGATAGAATGTTTCAGGTAGAGGTTCTCCCTCTTGTTCTTGATAAAATGTTTCAGGGAGAGGTTCTTGCTCCTGCTCTTCCCAAAATTTCTCATGTAATTCTTCATCTGCAAAATGTTCCTTTGGATAAATAGAACCGCCCAAAGTGCTAATTAATGTTAGAAGTACAAGCAATACTACAAATATGATTAATAAATCATGCATTCTGTTCTTTATGTTTTATTATTGAGATATTTTTTCAGGTCTAACGTCTTTTATTTGTGTAAAATATTCTTTTTTTTGTTTGTATAATGTAAGCAAAAAAATATGCTATCCGGAACAGAGTTGAATTATGCATATGGAATAGAATTTGACCCTTTACCAAAGGAATCTGCCAAACAACGATCCGCCCCTCCCAAAGAAGAAGTTAAAAAGGTTGACCTAGCCCCTCCTAATCCATCTTCATTAGATCCAACTTTCTTAACATCAGATCAAAAATTACATATTTTGTCGGCTGAGTTACAAAAACAAAAAGAACTATTTGAAAATAACAAAGGTAGTACTTATATTGATAAACTAATATCAAAGAAAAAAGACATCATCAAGCTTGTTATATTCTCATTTGTTATTTTACTTGCATTAAGTTTCCATGATTTATTGACACATTACTTGAAAAAATATTTAGAAGAAAGTATCCTAAGTTCTGGTCAAGAGTTTGCTTTACGTTTGCTATATCCAGCATTGGTTCTATTGACCCTTTGGAATATTCGTGCATTCAACAAGTAAGATTTATGCAATTGACCTGTAAATATGTGATTTTTTATTTTTATCATTTTGAGTTGGGACTTCAACATCAACAACAGAATCATTCTCCGAAGACGATACCGAGGACGTATCTGAGTCAGTGTGGAAATGTGTGTTTTGCAAGTTTTCAATAACTGCACGCTGACTCCTATCCATAAACTCGATAGTTTTTTCTAGTAAATTAAATCTCTTTTCTATTTGTTCAAGCTTTACTTTGAGAATTGCTACTTCGTGTTCTAGTTCTATACTTCTTTTTGAAGACATTTTATTATATGAAATAAAATTAAAAGTTATGAGTGTACTTATATGGTGTTTAATTGTAATCACTGCTATTATGTTAGCTTATAATGTAACTGCTATCGTTATAAAAACCAAGGAAGCTGTTGTAGAAAAGGATGTTTTGTACATGTGGATGTTGTATAATGCAATTATACTGGGATACATGGGATTGGTTATAGGTACATGTTATTTCGTATCTATAAAAACACTAAACATTACCCCAAATATATTTTGGGCAACGTTTATTCCTTCTTCAAATACAAAGTTGTTTCTTTTCCTAATAGTAGCTATATTGATATTCTTCACATTTATCAAGAAACATCTTCAACAAAATGAATATGGTGTAATTGAAAACAATGATTTGCTTAAATTGCTCAAACTTTATTCACTAGTTATGGGCTCATTGTATATCTTCTTGCTTTTTTCCTTTAGAAGTATGTCTAAGAAAGTATAAAAGTACGTTTATACCCATCAGTAGCGATATAGCAGATATTATTGCCATTTCATTTTTAGTGTTTGATGATAGCCATACAACATATGAGACGAGTGCAACATTCAATATTACATCAAACAATATTTCCAATGCATTTCTTTTATCTGAAGCATTTTTGACGGAACCTAATAAAAAATTTACTGTTATGTAAACTATGACGATGAGGATAACAAACAATGAAAGGTAGAATGTCAGATGTGCTTTACTCACAAAAAACGATAGTAACGATTTTGATAGATCTTCTGTTGAGTAAGGATAAATACCATTTGCTACAGAGGCAATTTGATCCAGTATGGTAAACTTGATAAGAAGTAGAATTAGAATTAACAGTAAAGAAACCAATATTATTCCTAAATACATTTGTAAGATATATGAAACAGTCAACATGAATAACATGAATTTACTATTTATGGCATCGACAACAGAATCAAATTTTGATTGAAATTTACTCTTGACATATATCCAAGATGTAATGAAAAGTAAAATGGATATGTCAATGGATTCAACAAGTTGATTACCTACCGACATTTACTTATATAATATAGGAGAAATGTTCTATAATTAATCTCATTATTTATCTCATTCAATAATAATATTAATATGTCACAACCAAAAAGTGGGAAGATGGCAGATTTTGTTCAAAAGTTAGCCCGTGTTAAAACGGGTGTGGAGGAAAATAATAGTAACACAAAACAAAAAGTTGCCAAGTTTGTAAATACATTGCCAGCTCTACAAGTTGCTGAAAAAAACATTGATGACCATGAGAAAAAGAATACTGGTGAGAAGTTATCGTATCCAAAAGGAAAGCGGGAGTTGGATTTATTTGCTAACAAGTGGGGAAAAGAACGAAAACGGGTTGGGAACAGTCCAGTGTCTTCAAATAATGTTTCTTTGAATATGATGTCTCCAAAAAACAATACATCATTGTTATCTATTGATAAAATAAAATCAAGAGTATTGGGTGCTGATAAACAAACCTTAAATGATAATATTGAAGGTTCATCATCACAAGCAGAGGATGAATGGTACAATGCACAATCTAATACAGAACCCAAGGCACAAGCACAAGCACAAGCACAATCCAAGGCACAACCCAAAGCACAATCCAATGCTCAATCTAATACAGAACCCAAAGCACAATCCAAGGCACAATCCAATGCTCAATTTAATACAGAACCCAAAGCACAATCCAATGCTCAATCTAATACAGAACCCAAAGCA